ATTACAATCCAATGCTCTACCAACTGAGCTATCGCACGGTGATACCGATGTGATTTGAACACACGCTCTTTCGAACCAGAGCCTTAATCTGGCGCCTTAGACCACTCGGCCACGGTATCACATAATTATTTTGTCTGTATTCTTTAAGTAATGTCAGGGTATTTAATTACATTTTTACTTATCATTGTAATAATTGTATTAATAATACTATTGAATACACCTCGTATAATAATAGTTAGTATGACATGTATACCAGAACGTATAGAAGATGGTAAATTAGATAAAACAGTAGAATCTATATTTTTACAGACATCCCCAGTACATAAATTATATATCAATATTCCTCGTACTACTTTATATGGAAAACAATACCCTCGTGATAAACTTGAAAATCTTAAAGTAAGATACCCATTTATTGTCATTAATTATATAGAAAATGATATGGGTCCGATTACAAAACTAATTCCAACTTTAAAATATTTGAATAACGATGAGCTTCTAGTTTTAATAGACGATGATGTTGTTTACGGTGAAAATATGATAAAAAAACTTGTTGATAGTGATTTATCGGCTGTTGGATACGGAGGTCGTGATAACGATTTAAATTATATAGATTGTAATGGAATTGAAAAACCTGTACCGTGTGCATTTTTAGAAACATATGCAGGGGTATTATACAAAAGTCAACTATTTTATAATTTTGAAAACTATTATAAATTGTTATTAGAAAAACATGGTGATATATGCATATTTCAAGATGATATAGTTATAGGAAAGTTTTTTGAACAAAATGGTGAAAAGAGGTGGGTATTAAATACTGCTCATGAATTTAATCATGATGGTAGTGGAACACCCGAATTAAATAAAGAAAATCTAGGTAATAATAAAAATAAATTATGTTTTGATACAATATTTTAAATTAATTTATATGTATTATTTAAGTAGGTATGTTAAATTTAATCCTCATTATAGTCCTCGTCCTCGCACTTGTACTCCTATTCATTCGTCGTAAAAAATATGATATAAATTATAAGTGTTTTCTCCTTACACTTGAAACATCAACAGACCGACGCGAAAAGTTTTTGAAATACTACGACCATTCCGTACCTTTAGAAATCATATACGGGGCAGATACCAGGAAACTCGAAAACGCCAAAAAGTATCAGAAAATCATCGAACCAAACTATTACCGTGAGGCGTTACGATTACATTATGATAAAACTAAGACCCGACCTGACATTACCTATTTCAATTTAGGCGCGATCGGATGTTACATGGGACACATGGAATTCTACAGACGGTGTTTCGACCAAAACATCAAATATGCCGTTATTTTTGAAGATAACGTTATCATTAAAGATAAACGTGTGTATCAGGAAATTCAGGACGTTATCAATACAAAGGGCGACGATTTTGAAATGTGTTTCTTCCATTGTCTCTCGCGGTACCCCGATAAAGAAGATGTAGAAAAGAGTGGTATCGAACGCGTTAAATGGATTTCCAGTACCAAGTGTTACGTCGTCCATGTCGATAATATGAAAAAATACTACAAATACTTCTTCCCTATAGATAACCATGTCGATATGAAACATGAAGATATTATCGCGCAAGGTGCACGTGTTTATTATAAGGAACTTCGTCATTGTTTAAAAATTGATCGTCGTCATCATAGTATCATAGGACATAGCAAACATGGACGCAAAGACTTCTTTTCAAAACGGTACCCAAATGCAACAAGGGTTGATCTCAATTACGGGTGGTAAATTTCATTTAAAAATTTGTTTATTTGGATATAATACACTATAGTGGTTTTTATTCACTTTATAATATTCATCTCTTTTATAAACTTTCAAAACTAATTTTTTATTTTTATAAACTTCACCACTTCCACGATGTTTAAATTTTTTAAAATCATACTCTCTATTTTTCAAATATTCTTTATTTTCATCCAAAACCGTCTTTAATAAACTTGGTCCAGTAACATCCAATTCATTTTTACAATAGTCTCTATTTTCAACATTTTTTACTATTTTATCTATACATTTCTTATAAATTTCGTTTTTTGGTTTTGATACCAATATTGCGTTATATACAAATTCTTTACCATGGTAAAGATTGTCTCTAACATAATATTCTTTATCAGTTAATGTAACTAGTTTGAAATCGTCAACCGTGACGTATTTTATATCTATGTATATACCACCTTTAATATACATTAAACAATATCTCCATAAATCAGCTTTATAAGCACCTGGTATTAATGTGTTATAAGCGTTCAATACACGGTTACCAAAATTTTCTTCTATAAAATCTCTACACATAGCATCATCAAAAAAATGAAATTGTAATTCTGGATTTTTTCTTCTCATATCATCCATACCTTCCTTTATAGTATATGGTAATTCCGATTCATTCCACGTCTGATAAACATGTTTAGGTATAACACTAATTATTTCAGAACTACCCAAAGTTTTATATCTAAAAATACTTATCAGAATAAGTGAAAATAAAAGTATAGCTATAATCATATAACATATATATATATTTTTAATTCCACGGTATATCCTGTGGCCGAAACCGACACCCAATCTTTAAAAAGTCGACAAACTTTTTAAATTCTGGTTCGGGGTTCTCGAGAATTTCCATAGAATTGAGTACATTTTTGACATACTTATTATAGCCTTTATGGCCGCCCCTATGTACGTGTCTATTTTCACGCAAATTACCAATTTCACGCGGCATCATGATTATATTTTGACCCGCGTGGATATCATACTTTACCTTTGTGACGACCGGGTGACTCTTAAACTCTTTCGGAATAACGTGGTGGTCCTCGACGTTACGCACATTCCACCGAAGTTTGAATGTCCTTCGGAGAAGAGAGCCGTACCGCATACTATAGTCTGGAAATACTTCTATACCGAGCCGCATAATGGAATCTTCCAATTCATCAACTTCCTGCCACGCCGCAAAACACTCCTCTGACGATCCCGAAACGTAACACTTTTCAGTCGCAACATCGAGTGCTTCCGCGAACCTATACTGAAGGCGCGGGTTCTCGAACGTTTGAAACGGTACGTCTATTTTTTTAGAATACGTACCTTCGAGAACGTTCTTACGAATTTGACACCGTTTGTTCTCGGGGGACAGTGGAATCAAACAAACTCTAATCATTTACTTTTAAACGGGGTATATCTTTAACACATATGATAGTTTAAAGAGTAGATACGTATACTATATACGTTCCCGTAGTGAAATGGTCATCACATAGTCCTTATACTTTTAAAGTATGTCAATTTATGATTTAATTCATAAGTTCGGAGTTAAGACTGCATCCCGGGATCGATACCCGGCGGGAATATCGCTTTTTACATATGGGACACATATGTAAAAATTGATTTATAGTAATAAAATTCTTGCCTTTTCAGCTTCTTCTTTTGTTTCATATGAACCCATATATTTATTATTTTTATACAAACACCACTTTTTTCTATGTTGCATGTAATACACACACCCACTACCATTTTTTGTTCTTTTTTGTAAATATGTTTTCTTAATATTATCCGGATTTTCTGTATATCTATTTTGAAAATTTAATACATCTTCTTTTGTTTTAAATCCACCCCATCTAAGTTTATAGGTACCAAAACTCCAAGAAGTTATATGTCCATCTTTTTTTGAACGATTTTCTATTATAAATCCAAGAAGTCCGTTATTTCGTTGTTTAGCCATTTCTCTCTGATTATTCACCATTAACTGTATAGTATCTTTACTTCTATGTTCCCCTCTCCCACCTCCAGAAGATAGATTGTAACCATTTGGGTATAATGTGTCGTATGTATTGATATAATATTTTTCCATAACACAAAGACTACAGTTATCACCTTCCCAAATTATCTCTTTTTTAAAAGTATCAAAACCGAAATGATTGATCGCATTTCTTAATTCTCTGCAATATGATTTTCCATATTTATGTCCATACATCCTCTTGGTAAATCCCTGTATAGTTTGTCCTATATACTTCTTATTATCTGGTGATGTTAACATGTATATTATACCCATATTACTTTATAATGATATAATATATTTATACCTCATACGAAGGGTACGACTCAAGATCGGTGGACCGTCTTGGAACATTTAGTGATGGTGGTGTTTTCGGACGCGTCATCCATTTTTTTATAGCCCTAGCTATACGCGATTCGTCGTCCACCTCATATATATCTGGTAATATACTTAGACCGTTACACACGTCAGGTTTATTCTTTTTATCCGGGAACGTTTGGTTAAACTCGTATATCGTGTTCGGAGGTATATCAGGAGCTTCGTCAAGTAACCTATCGTATTCTAACCGTATTCTATTTACAAATTCTAATACGTCTTCGCGGTGTTTTACATCGAGTGAAAGTTCCATATCGATACTTCTGTATAGTTTGGAGTATTGTACGCACATGACCGAATGTGCTTCCGTCATACGTGAACCATTATTAAACTTTGTTATCGATGTAAGTATTCCCGCAATCACGTTCAAAAACGCAAAAAAATATTGAAAAATAATAATTTTTTGTCTTTGGACATCCGACATCGAATCCGTATCGGGACTTAAGACGGCGAAACCACCAACGCCCGTAATACTCGATATGATTATAGATGGGTACGATAACCAATCGTGTTGACGTTTATAAAAAACGCGTGCGTGGTTGTGTAGCCACCTGTATCCGGCAGCCTTTTCGGCCCATCGGATGAGGAGTTGTTCTTGATTATGACACCAATGATGTTGTTCTGGTACTTCCCCCATTACTCTTTCTTAGAAAATAAATATGCGATATCACGAGCCAATGTATCAACTTGTTCGTTCTTTTCGTTTCCATTGTGTGCCTTGACCCATTTAAATTCGATGGACCCAAACTGTTTCTTAAGGTCTAACATACGGATCCATAATTCTTTATTTTTTACGGGTTCACCTTTACTCGTTTTCCACCCGTTACGTTCCCAGTTTTTAGACCATTCGAGTAGACCCATACGTACATAGTTACTATCGGTAAATACACACACACTCATATATTTGAGTTCGATACATTTTTCGAGTGCGTGTACGACCGCCGTCATTTCCATTACATTGTTTGTTGTTATCTTAGCGCCCCCTTGACCTTTGAGTGTATCTATAAGGTATGCCCATCCACCGGGTCCCGGGTTTCCGAGACAACTTCCGTCTGTATAGACTTCTATCATTCTTATACTTATATGTACCAAAATCTTTATGTTTTATTTAATTTTATTTTAATACAAAGTCCTTCGAGGAGAAATTTAATTTTATTTTCATACAAAGTCCTTCAAGGAGATGTTTCTAAATTACAAAATATTTTAATTTTATTTTCATACAAAGTCCTTCAAGGAGATAGTTATACTTTTTAAAAAATAAATTTATTTTAATTTTCATTTTCAGAATTAGTATATGGAAAACAATAATAATAAAATTTAATTACTGGACCAAATAATAAATATGTAAAAACAAATACAGAATATACTATAATTATTGTGTATATATCATTCATTATACTATTTTGTAATTAAAATTTTAAGCTAATTAACCCCCATGCCCATTTTGAATCTTAATAGCGAGGATTACCCGCATATAGGATACATGTCTATTTTATATGTACTAAATTTAGTTAGAGAACGCCAATCCTCCCATGCCCGACTGTATGCGGAGAACGTTGTAGTTGACCGCGAACATGTCGAGCGATGGAGTCGCGAGCGACGAGGCAGTGAGATCCTTCAACGTAATCGCAACTTGCGCGTTGTCGATTCTGGAGAAGTTGCACGTACCAGTTGGTTGATGCTCTTCTGGCTTCAACGCAAATGAGTACGAGTAGATACCTGGGTATGGCGATCCAGAGTGATGGTTGAATGGTTGCACTTGGTTAAAGTATTTACCGGATTGTTCCTTGAATCTGTCTTGACCGTTCAACACCAATTTGAACGTGCTGACTGGACCGACAGATCTCGTTGCAGCTGGGGCACCTTCTTCAACCCACGAACGAGTTGAACCTAAAACGGCATCGACATAGTATGCTGGCACACCAACTTCAGAAATTGCCATGGCGCAGTTAGAAGTCAATGGCAATTGAGTGGCCAAGACAACTTCATCGTTCAACGTATTGGAAGTAAAGTTCCACATGTTCGCGTTGGACGAGCTACCGTTGTTAACACACCAGACCAATTCCTTGACTGGGTGGTTGTACGATAATCTGACTTGTTTTTGTCCATTGGAAGTGACAGTGTCGGAACCAGTGTGTTGGACTTGTTCGATGAGGTATTCGTGTCCCTTTTGCGCGAATCTTCTTCTTTCTTCAGTGTCGAGGTACATGTAGTTACCCCAAACCTTGAAGGTCGTTCCATCAGTGTAGATGGAAAAATCGGCAGATAAGTCAAAGTCTAATCTGACTTCGTGGTATTGCAAGGCAATCAATGGTAAGGCCAATCCTGGGTTTCTGTTAAAGAAAAAGATTAATGGTAAAAACACTTGGTCAGCCGCACCACCTCTGGCGGAAGTCATTTTACCGTACGTTTGTTTCTTGGAGGCATCCAAGTACAATTCGGAGTACAATCTCCACCATCTTTGGTAGTGTTTGTCGATTCTTTGACCCCCGATGGATAATTCAACATCCTTGATAGCACGCTCAGCCACCCAGCACGCATCGTAGGTGTCCGATCTAGTCGTAGCAGCGAGAGTGGTTTTCGCCTTCATTTCAACGTACATGTCCGCGATCAAATCACCGTTTCTGGCGATCGTAACGGAGACACGACCGGATGGACCGGCGGTACCGTTGACAGTTTGTTCGATGTTTTCCATCGCGAAGTTAGTGTGGCGTTTGTAAACAGCCTGGAAGAAAGT